ATCAGGCACAGTAACAAACGTTTCTGGTGTTGATGCAAATGGATTTAGCTGGTCTATTTCAAATTCAAGCACTACTCCAACAATAACATTAACTTTTCAAAATGCAACGACAGCGCAGTCAGGACAATTAACATTTACTGATTGGAATACATTTAATAATAAGTTGTCAAGTATTTCTGGTATCGCTGCTGGGGGAGACTTAACAGGAAATTATCCAAATCCATCATTGTTAAATTCGGCTGTAATAGGAAATTTATTAACAGGATATACAAGTGGGGCAGGAACTGTTTCAGCAACTGATTCTATTTTACAAGCCATTCAAAAGTTAAACGGAAATTCAATAGCTCAATTAGCTAGTTATATTACTATTAAAAGTAGTAGTTATGTTGCTGTTTCAACTCAGACGGCGGCTACTTATTTCTTCTTGATGAATGCAGCAGCGGCGGTGACAAGTACTAGCGGATCGGCAATTGCTCAATCACCAAATGCAATATATTTAGACCCAGCAGATTATCCATCAGTAAATGGATTAACGGCTAAGTTAAGGGTTGTTGTTAGTTCATTTGTAAATGCTACAGCTCCAGCATCTAGTTTTACTTATAGATTATACCCAATAACTGCTCCAGGTAGTGCAGAGAGAGCAGGAGCTAGATCTCATACTATAGGTACTGTTGTGACAAGTAGTTCGGTAACACTAACAACTCCAAGCGCAAACACAAATAATATTTCTAGAAGTTCTGATTTTGTTGTGCCTTCTGCCGGATGGTATGTGATATGTGTTACATACAGTGCAGGTATAGCAGCAAGTTCATGGGTAGAAATGATAGCAGACATACAATTAAGATATACTTAATAATAACAAAAAAAATGAAAAAAATAATCACCACACTTTTATTGATAATAATCATTTCTTCTGCATTTGCACAAGTTGTACATCAGGCGGCAGGAATGCCGATAAATTATTTATATGCTAAATATACAGGAACAAGAGCAAATGCATATCAGATGGCTTATGAATTTGGGGCAGATACGACAGCAGTAACATGGTATCCGGTTACGCATGAATTTGATTTGTTGGGGACAGCCTGTTTCCCTGGGAATTGGATAATTATAGATCCATCACAAACGCCAACACTAGGAGTTCCTCCATTAGTTTGTGATTCAAATTATATTTGGCGAGTAACTACTTTTGGAGTAATAAAAAGGTTAGACCCCTATTGTGATTCAATCATTGGATACTATCCAACTACATCACAAGCAAATTCATCTTATGCGTCAATTTCACATACTCATACTTTTGCTTCTTTAACATCAAAACCAACTACTTTAAGCGGATACGGAATCATGGACGCGTATCCATTGTCAGGAAATCCATCAGGATTTTTAACCTCCGAAGTAGATGGAAGTGTTACAAATGAAATAGAATTGCCTACTCAAACTGGGCAAAATGGAAAAATATTATCTACAAACGGGTCTTCCCCTAGTTGGATTTCGCCTCCAACAGGGACAGTTACAAGCGTTGGAGTATCATCAACTGATTTTTCAGTTAGCGGATCACCGGTAACATCTTTCGGATCAATGACTTTAAACTTAAACACAAGTGGCGTATCATCTGGATTTTATGATTGGGTAACGGTAAATAGCAAAGGAATTGTTACCGCTGCGGGAAATATGGCAACACCTACAGCAATAGCTTCCGGTGCCAGAAACTTTAACCAAGCTTATCAGATAAGTACTACAAATCAATCACATATTTCAGTATCTCCACAATTGGCTTGCGCACTTTCACTATCTGGTGGAACATCAGGAACAATTGTTTTGGAAATTTCAGCAAACGGAAGTACAGGATGGATATTTCAAGGAGAAATATCTGGAAGCAATACAGGAACGTTGACTATTGGACTAAATACAACACAAATTACTGGCGGTCAAATGACAGCAGATTTACCAGCAGGATATTACTGGAGATTAACAACAACAAATGTAACAGGCACACCAACATATACTTTTAATGGAGGTTATTATACAACATATTAAGTAAGTTAAATTTTATATCTTTGAGGTATAAACTAAAACTAAATAATATGCAACAAATTAAAACAAGTTTAAATCCATTAATGCCTGAGCAAGCATTAGAACACATTGATACAGTTAGTTAAGATCCTTCTTTGAAATTATGTCAATTAGATCATTTAACATTGATTTATGCGATTCAGACATTGCAGGCGTTTATTGTAAATGCAAGAAAGAATGAAAAAGAAATTATTCGATCAAAACAAGAAATGACAGGTTCTGCTCCTAAAGAAGATGGCGGTCCAGTTGCAGATGAATTATTATCAAAACAAGAAGAATATGTTGAGAAATGTTCCTTTAGATCAAAAAGAAACGAGGTATAGGCATCTTAATGGTAAAGTTGTTGTTTATTCAATAACCAATCTTTTGGATAATAAAAAATATATTGGCAGTACTATTTGTTTTTATAAAAGACGCAGTTGTCATGTTAGGGATTTAGAGCGGAATAAGCATCATTCTATTTTGTTGCAGAGAGCATATAATAAGTACGGATCAGAATCGTTTGAGTTTGAGATTTTGGAAGTTTTTGAAGACAAAAGCAATAGGGTTTTTTATGAACAAAAATGGATGGATTTAATAAATTCTTGCAACCCTAAGTTTGGATATAATGTTTCTAAGCAGGCATCAGAAACAGGCGGTGCTAGATTGATGACTTTAGAGGAAAGAAAAAGACATTCGGAAAGAATGAAAGAAGTTTTTTCTAAGCCAGGAGAAAAAGAAAAACGGTCAGAGTTTGTAAAAAAGTGGGCTTCAACACCATGGAATAGAAAACGTTTTTCAGAAATGTATCACTCTAGGCCTCGGCCCAGACAAAGTAATGACAAATTGACTAATGATCAAGTAATGGAAATAATTAGTAGGGTTGAAAACGGCGAAAAACAGAAAGACATATATAAGGATTATGGGATTTGTCAAAGTATGGTTAGTAGAATTGTGACAAAAAGCAGACATAAAAATGTATTAATATGAGTACGCGCGCAGAATTTATTTACGATGTAATAACCATTCTGACAAAGGCAAACTTTACAGATGATTCTCGTTTAGAGCCTGATTATATTGGTTATAAATTGGATGAAAAACGTGCTAAAAAGATTAGGAATAGCTATACCAGAACATCATTAATTGATCCAGTATGGCTTCAAGATTATGGTGTATTTGATACAACAGAAGTAAATTATGCAGATGATAAGACTTTTAGCTATCTTGATTGTAAACTTGCAAAAGCTACATTACCGCCTACAGTGTCTTTTAATAACGGTATTGCCTCCATAAACAATTTGGGAGATTATTCTATAAGGTCTGTTTCGGGTAAAGAGGAGTTCTTTTTTCGTCAGCATTCAAAGTTAATTGAGATATTGAATGATATTCCTGAGAGTCATCCTTTAAGGAAATTCTCATATTATACTAAAGTTCAGAATGCACATTATTTTGTAGCTGGAAATGGATTAGATATTCCTAAAAAGGCGCGAGCAATATTGATTCTTGAAAGTCCTTTGGATGGGTTTGTGCTTACAACAGAAAATGTAACATCATTAACTATTGGGACGCAGTATCAAGTAATGTCAGGGCAAATAACAAGTGATTCTGTAATATATACAGTGGCAGATGCTCCGATAACATTTACAGCGACAGCAACATCATTTACAGGGAGTGGTATTGTACAGTTTTTGAATCAAAAACGTCCAATGACAAATGATGACCCATATCCATTCAGTAAATCACAAATGGAAATATGTATATTGAAATTACTTACGCAGGAATATCAGATTGAGGCGGGGAAAATTGCTCAGATACGCAATATCTCTCAAGATGAATTAAGGATAATGAATGAACCTTCTACGTAATGGACAAAGCAGTTAATATAATAAATCATGTTGTCGACGGAAGATATAAAGGTGTAATAACTGATAAGCGAAAGGTATCAAAATTAATTGATAAATTTCACAATGAAGTTGTAAGGCAAATGCTAGTGGGAAATAGAGTAGTATTGCCAGGAAATATAGAAACAAAGGTAGTGAGACATGCTACAGAAATGAAAACAGCAAGAATAGGGTTCGCTTATAAGCTAGTTTTTAGAATTGAAAAGAAACATAAGTATAAGGTTAAATTTACTATTGCCCCTTCATTGAAGGCTAAATTGGATTATATAATTAAAAATACGGATTTTGAATATCGAGCAGTAACCTATGGCTATAAATAAACTAATATCAGTTAAAGAGGCTATCCTTGAGTCATTTGAGGATATGGGTGTAGACATTACACGAGATAAGCCTACGTTTACTATGTGGGCTGTTAGAGCTGAAAAAGATATTGGTAGTTACTATTCATATAAAAAACAAATAAAAGTTATTACAGCAAGTAATTGTACGGCAAAACTTCCAGTAAATGCAGCTTATTTAAAGATGGTTGTTATGGGGGATCATGGTTGTAATTGCGACGCTTTGTTTAACAGCCTTTCAAGTTGTGGGTGCGGTGGAACATTTGGGACATTTTCTCCTACAGATGTATTTTTAGTTATTGATCCTGTAGTAGATGGAAATGGAACTGCTTCATTTGGCGGTTGTGGAAATCCATGGGAAGTGCAGGGCGGAAACATTGTATTTGGAAAGTCTATTGATGGGCAAAAAATAACTGTTCAATATTTAGGATTACAGGAAGATAGCGAAGGATTTGTGATGGTGAGCGAAAATCATAAGCCAGCTATTATAGAGTATATAAAATGGAAATTCGCAGAACGTAGTAGGTTTTCTCCTTTGAAAATGGAGTTAGGCGATATTGCTATGCATAAACAAGAGTATTTTAGATTGGTATCTGATGCTCGTGCTATGGACGGTGAAATGACAGAATCAGATAGAGCACAAACGTTATCATTATTACATGACCCATTTTCAGGTTGGGGCTTATCAATAGGTATGCCTTTAGTTGGTGGATCAAATTATTATAGCTACTAAATATGGCCGATCAAGAAGAGATAAGTCTTTTTACGGAGGGCCAAAACATGGATAACGACCCTTCATTAAGTCCAAAAAATACTTTGGGAGACACTCTCAATGGCAATTTAATATCTACTGATGGTCATCATTATTCATGGGAGACAACAGAAGGGACTAAGTTGAATTGGTCTATGCCATTACATATTGATGGTGGGAGTAAATTTTTACCTATTGGGTGGTTTAGAATGGGTAATGATCTTGTTGTTCATTCTACTGATGATAAATCGTTAAGTGGTGGCGATGGAGAAATAGGGCTTGTTACTTTTGACAATTCAGGATTAGGGACATATAATGCTATGTATTATAGTTCAGGGTTGAAATATACTCAGGCTAAAATGATTGAAGGATATGGGTTAGAAGAAAATGATGCATATCATAGAGCTTATTGGACAGATAATTATAATCAAGGAAGAAGTATAAATTTAGCTGTAGCGATATTAAATACTCCTATTGCAAGTGGTAGTTTAATAGTTGGACAAAGGTATATGGTGCTAACCAACAGCATTGGTAATATTATCCATTCAGGAACTGTATATGGGCCAAAACAAACGGCAGGAAATGTTTTTACAGCAGTAAGCGCTATTTACACTTCTGTTGGAGATGTTTTTGTCATAAAGTATTTGGATGTTAATATTTTAAATTATACCCCTGAAAAAGCTATTGGAAGTATAGACTTTGTAAGATACATTTCTGGAAGATTATTTTGTGGGGTAAAGATGTATGCTTATAGGTTGTCTACATTGGACGGTTATCAATCTTCGTGGACATTTACTACGAACCCCATTCATGTTGCGCCGAGTTATCCTGCTAGTGGATTTCAGGCATATCAAGGAGGTGGATCAGTAGGGCAGACAGCATCTGCAAAAGGTATTCAATTAATTATAAATGATATTCCTGCTGGATTTGATAAAATTCAGGTGGGCGTATTTGAAGTAGAAACGGCATATGAGGTGATAACATCTTCATCTATATTTTGGGATAGTTCCATTACTGGTACGTCGATGTTAATAAATCATTTAGGGCAAGAAAATTTAGGAACATTCATTGTTGATGATCTTACGTTGTCGCAAGCTGTATTAGCTAGATTTAAGACAATTTCTACTTTAAAACAAAGACAGATAATATCTAACTTAACAACAAGAGAAGAGTTGCCTTTTACTGCACTTTCAGGTGTTACAATAAATCCATTTGTATATGAACTTCCTTGTGATGATCATGGGCTTACAAGTTCTGATTTGCAGTTTAGTACCGTAATGTGTCCTGCTACAGGAGTTCCATCAGGAAATATATTGCCAGGAGGGCATTATGTTGTAAGAGGGGGCATTAATGTTCAGTATCCAGTTGCTGGACCAATATATACTGATGGGCAAACGTTTACAGGTATATTCGGCAGTACTACATTTGTTGCGACTGGCGGAGCAATAGTAAGGGGTTGTATAAGAATAAAGCAATATAATACATTTGCTGGTAATCCTGTTTATAAGATTATAGATCTTATGGATGAGTTTTTTGATTATAGGTCAATGGCATCTCATATGTATCTGAAAGGTTATTGGAGGGAAGAAGTTTATCGGACAGCAGCAGTATTTTTGGATAAGTTTGGAAATCCATTTGCGGCAAGATATTTAGGTAGTGACGTGACTATTCCCTCACAATCTGATGTTTCGGGGACATATAAATTAATAAACAATTATGGAGATCAAAAATTTTCATTAAATGCTGTAGGTTTAGAGATAAGTGGAATAGATATTACTGCATATAAAGATCAGATAAGCGGGATAATGATTGTTCGTGTTCCTAGAGACAAAAGTATATTAGGACAAGGGATGTTGTGGCAAAACGCTCAAAAATATGATGCATCTGGGACTCTTATTCCAAATACGATTGTTCCTATAAGTACTTATAATCCGCAGTATGATTATCATGGAAATATTACATTTGGTACAGGTATAGGACCAACAACACCCTTTAGGTTTGGTGTATTTGGGCCTGAATTTGATTTTAATTATTCGGCAATAAACATTGCATTAAATCCAGGAGATCAGCTAGTAGCGGTTGCAGATTATGATGGATTAAGTCCTGGTGCTCCGATGCAAACACAAGGCGTCGCTGAACAACTTTATTCTAAGTACTACAACCATCATATATTTACTCCAGCGGCAGGAACGGCAAGGCAATCAAATATTCAGAGTTCGTTTTTGTCTGATGTGGCAGACACAACATCGTTGACAGGAGGGTATAGTTTGACTAATAGTGAGCTTGCTACATGGCAGCATCATCCTGGAGGATTAGGTGCAATAGGGGAATTGGATAGAAAAACATCGAGAGGCGGTAGACGGACGATAATCACTATTGATGCATCAGATTTTATAAATGGATCTAACTTAAATAATAGTACAGGGACAACAATATTATTTTCTTTTAGAAAGCTACTAGTTAATTATAAAAGACCTAATAATTCGCCATATGGAGGAAATAGTGATAATGCAATAGCGAATGGGTTATATATTCCAACAGGACACTATTTAAAAATAGATGACACTGTATTAGCTAATATAAATGATGGGTCAGGAAATTATGTATTGAATGGAATGCAGGTTTTCGGCGGAGATTGTTTTGTTAATTTATATGATAGAGTAAATTCCGTATTTGATGATTCATATAATAGCAACTTTTTAAGTAGGGGATCATTTTCTTATGGGGTTATTTTCCCTGTAGAGAGTGCTGTAAATGTTGGGTTAAGAGAAGGTCGGCATTTTGCTAAAGATGGAATGCATAATAACGTGAATGGTGTTTGGTATTCGTTATCAGCAACAAGACACGATGAATTATATTTATATAATATAGCGTATTCATCAGAAAATGTAAATAGGACTTATGCGGCACTTCCGGTAGATTTTAGAAGCGTGAGTAGATTTCCATATATGGCGAGATATTCTCAAATAAAAGTGTTGGGAGAGCAAGTAGATAATATGAGAGTTTTCTTAATTAATAATTTTAAAAATGCAGATGCTTTACATGGTGAGATAAATAATTTGTTAGTGGGGGGAGATAGACTGTTTTATATGCAGGACAAAGGAATAGGTTATTTTCCTGTAGAAGAAAGAGAAACAACAACTGGAGCGTTGGGTCAGGCCGTACAATTAGGAGTTGGCGGCGTTATGCAGCGAGCTGATCAGATAGATAAATTTTATGGCAATCAACATCAGTGGGGAGTAGTGACTACAGAGACAGGATTTCAATGGTTTGATATGCGTCGAAAAGGATATATGAATTTATCTTTTGATGGTGAAGTTATTGACTTAGCTGTTATAAAAGGAAGACAAACATTTTTTCAAAATGTATTTAAAGTTGCTCAAACAGAGTTGGATATTGTAAATATATTTAATTCAGATACACCTTTATTGGGGTATGGAATTATAGGTGTTTATGATCCTGTAAAGAAGACTATTTATATGACTTTTAAATTTTCTAATGTGCAGTTAGGAAGGATAAGTAATAAACAGGTTAAAAGAGATTTTACGATAGCTATATCTATGCAGTTAGCTAAGTTTGTAGGAAACTTTTCATTAACTCCAGGAATTTATATTGAGCATAATAGCATGGTATTTATGGCGAAGGAAACTCGTCAAGGCATATTGAGTTTAACAGGTTATTCTTTGTATGATGAAGTATCTAAGAATGGGACAATATATGTGTGTTACAATCCATTTTCAACATCTGGTCCAGTTGCAACAACAGAACAACCTGATTATCCTGACTCTTTGTATTGGAAAAAAGCTACAGATAGCAATGAGATTCATAGAATGTATGCAGGAGACATTTGCAGCTTTTTTGGAATTGTTTATCCAAGTTATATTAACGTTTCTGTTAACCCTGCTATAGGTGGGCAGAAAACATTTGATTCGGCAGAAGTATATGG